TCAGAACTTGTACACCATATTGTCCTCGTACTCGCCTTGGTAGTTAAGAGCCGTCTTAATTGTTACCCGCTGCGCGCCGTCGAACGCCTGCCAGTTATCCACCTTATCTTGCTGCATGTACTCAATAAACCGCACAAACTCCGATTTAGTCGAGCTGAAGAAGATATACGGCGGGCGGGTGATGTTGATTAATCGCAAGAAGTCGATTAAATCAAAGTAATGCGCCTGTTTGTAACTCTCTTGTTTGGTGCATAGGTAAGGTGGATCTAAAACAAATACCGCCAGTGGGTCGGCTGCGAAGCGTGGTAGTAGTGTATGAAACGACTCTGAGACCACCTCTACGCTGTCCAAATAACCGTCTGCAGATGGGTAGTCTGACTGGCGTAAACAATGCCAAAAGTCCTTGGCACATAACTCCTCAAATGTACCGACCTGTTGCCCGGAAAACAACAGCCAACTGGTTAGCGTGGCAAGGTCAACATAGCCGTCAAACGCTTTGATGGTGTCAATAATCTGCGCCTTGAGCGCTTTGTCGGTGATACGTTTTTGACGTGGGACATCAACTAATAACGCCGCAATTTGCGCACGTAAGCGGTTAATGTCGTCGATATGCTTAATGCGCTCGGCGTAACCGTCGAAGTCGTTGTAAATCACGCGGGCGCGCGGTTTGAGTTGTTTTGCAGTATGACTAAGCAAGCCTGAGCCACCGAACGTATCAACAATCGTCCAGCCCTCACCATCACCCGGAATCCGCTCGTTTAAAATCGCTTTAAAGTGATTTAAAAAGTTGCGCTTTTGACCGACAAACGGTAATGGGGCTTGCTTAAAGTTTCTTTTGGCTTGATTTGCCATAGTTTTTTTCCTTCTTATCTATGGCGTTCTGGTGTTCTTGACACTCCGACACTCAAATCAAGTTAATTAATATGGTTAATGGTTTTACAGCGACTACATTTGATTTCTAAATGTTTCACTGTGCCGACTTTTGCCAATAATTTGTTGCAACATTGGCAACGGATCTCTTTTAAATTCTGCATATACTTTCCCATTTTTAGCGGTTTTGTTAAAATACCGCCTGCCTCGCGAGGTAGGCGGCATATAGCTATATGCAGGCTTATTCTGCTTAGCTGGCATTATCCGTGTTCCCGCACAGATAGTGTCGCCGTCTTTATTCCTGGACTACATCTAAATCACTTGTACAATCTGCATAAAACGTACCATCCGCATTATGCCAGTGGCTAGGTGGTAACTCATCACCGTTATGCTCAACGATTAATAATTTGCCAAATGGGCTTGTATATACAACTTTTCCTTTATTGCCATTGCGCAATGTAACATCTGTGCTTTGGCTTTCGTAGATACATTGTTTTAATGCGTAGCCTTCCAGCTCCCATAACTTAGCAAATGCGTTTTCGTAGGCGATATTTCGGCCTATTTGTACATCGTAGTTATCTTTGCTAACGCAAGCACTTGTGCCAACTAACTGAAACCCATTTTTTAAAGTAATGGTACAGATGGTGAGTAAGCCTTGATGAACGTATTCCACGTTGTCCACTAAACTGTTTAAATATTCGGTTGTTAATTTGTTCATTTTCCTTATCCTTTTTTAAAAATCGCTGCTAGTTGATTTGGGCTGAATCGCCAACCTTGAGTTTTACCGGTGACTGCGTTAAAACACCACTCAGAACAAAAATATTTACTGCGTTTTTGTTTAATACCTAGTATAATACCGATAGCTCCCCACCAATCGTATTTACTCCCTTTTGTAGAGTTAAAATAAAACTCAACCTCTGCCTCGCTAACACCATCAAGCAACACCAAATCCCACTTATTTCTATCAGTGAGATCAATCTCTTTACAGCGTACCCCGCCATCTCGAATAGATGATGAATAACAATCATAATGGAGCTCATGCTCGTAGTGATGGCCTGATGTGTACTCAATGCGCTCAACAGCAATTTCGCAGTGAGAGTAAGGCCCTTTTGTCAGTTTACGGGTAAGCCAGTCTGAAAAACGTGCCAAAAGTGTGGCTGGTTTAAGACCTGTTTTTTTGCCTTTATAAAGCGCCAAATAAACATTAGCCATTATTATAAGCCTCCATTAAGTGATCCATTTGTTTGATGATGTCATCATAGATTGACTGCATTTGCTCAAGTGTGAGATTAGGTGCTTTGAGCTCATACTTGCGCATGCGTTGGTTAGCAAGCTCCATTTGTAGTTTTTCTAATCCTGCTGCTTGCACCAAAATCAAATCTGTTGCTGCTTGATTATTTAACCCCGCGCGTTTGGCAAAGTCTGTAATATATCGGCTGCATACGCCTTGATAATTAGCTGCCTTATACGTTTCTGCCGCTGTTTGGCGCTCACGATACTCAGACTCAAAGCGCGTCCAAGTGCTATAAATTGCTGCCGCGTGGCTGTCAATTTGCTCGATTAGGCGGTTGCGCTTTTCTGTTAAAAGTGCGGTCAGTTTTTCGGGAGGTATTACCCATGCTTTGCCGTCCCACTCACAAAGATCGCTTTCGGGCTTAGCCGCCGTGTACCCATCAGGGATTGAGCCAAACTCACTAATTACCAATGATTCTTTCGTTGTTATTGAGTACACTGTTTCGCCAATATGGTTTTCAATGTATTCCCAAGCTTCGCCTGTCCATTTCGCGACAAAGCCTTTTTTATCTTCTGGTGGATCAGTATCTACACAACCGGCAGGCATTAAATAAACACCATTATCTGCTTCTTCCGGGGATAAATCGGCATCCGTTTGTCCAACATAAATGCCTTGCTCATCTAATTGGCATACTTTTTTTATTAATGGGTAAGTCATGGTTTATCCTTAGTATTTAATACAAGCTAATAATGCGACGTTGCGCGGTCTGTTTTCGTTTGCGGTTGGTACCACTCTTGATGCGTCAAAATCAAATGACACAGATTGCTCACCCCAGCCGCCCTGGTCTCCTGACCATTGTCTTTGTTGATATGTTGTCCCTATTGCACCAGACGCAATCATCTTGCCCTCAAGCACTTGGTTACCGCTCCCCATGGCTGAGCCATCTAATTTACCTGTAATATTTCGGATAGCATCGCCTTGAGCGGTCCCCAATCTGCGGCCCCTATCAATATTTCGTCCATCATCTAAACCGCGCAAAAATTCGCCGCGTAAATCAGGTAAATTAAAAGTAGTTCGGCCGTCGCCTGCGCCGAATGTTGTCCCTATTGCAGCAAATAGTGCGGCGTATGTTGTACGGGATACGGCTGCACCATTCGCTTTGAGCCAACCACTAGGCGGCGTTGTCCGAGCAAAGAATGCGACCTCACCGACGACCTCGTCCTGCTGGATAGATTTGTTAATAGATCTACCACTTGACGACAGCACATCATTAGGCGAAACAAAATCACCATTATGCTCAAAAGCCCACGTTTTGTTAGCGCCATTATCCTCAATAAGATGGATAATGCCTCGTCCAAAGCCATCACCTTGACCTTGCTTTGTTGTGTACCCGAATGAAAATCCAGCGCCATAATGTCCTTTTGACCGCACCAACCCTTTGACAAATGGATGATACGTATCACGGTCTTGCGACCCTGTAGTCTCAACCATAAACGGTGCGCCGCTAGTATATTGATTAGCATAAGCGCCATACCCAAAATGTTTAGATGAGATACCCACGGAATATAAAATGCCAGTTAATCTATCACCAGATTTAGATATGCGACCCTCAGCGTTGTTGTTTGCGGCAACGCCTTTATCGTAAGCCGTTTTGACGGCAGCCGATGTAGCTACAGTATCAGCACTTGTGCTGTTAACTTCACTGGATTTTTTGCTATTCGGGATGTAATTTGTCAAACTTCGCGTGATTGAATCAATAAAGCCTTTTAGGGTTTTAATGACCTTAGGTGTAGCAGCCAATTTTTCCGAATCTGAATCATAGCCGGAATAAAGTTGTACCTCGCCTTTTTGCGTGGTAGAGGCTTTTTTACGGTTATCATCAATGATTTTCACAATCGCTTGATATAGTTGCGTTTGTTGTTCTTGTTTCGGAGTAAATCCGGCTTTTTCTAACACATAATGCGCCTCAGCTTGCATGTCTCGCACGCGGTCTTGCACATCGTTTAGCCACGTGTCTGTCACGCGTGTGCCTTGCTCACCTGTTGCGGGGTTGCCAGCATGAAAGCGCTTGTCAGCGGAATTAATTTCGGGTAGTAACGTTTTCATTTTTTTGGTCTCTATTGATATGCAAAGTAACAGTATGTGTGCGCGGGTTTTAAGTCTCTAAAGAACTCTTCAATTATTGGATCACCAAATTCGACCAGGTGATCACCGGCAAACGAACTACCCGCGCGGAAATACACAATATTGTCGTCACCGTTTAACACTGTCACCCGCCACATATAAATCAAGCTCTCGCGTGCCTCATTTCTAAATTGCACCAAGTCACCTGGATTAGGCAGGTCGTTTTGCAAGGGCGAAAACTCTTTGATTTGGATCTGATAACCGATACTTTCGGCGATGCGGGTAAAGTATGGGATAGACAAGCCGCCAACGGCATTAAGTTGTACGATGACACGTTTAACGCGCTCTTGATAAGATTTACTTAAATCCGTTTTAATCCCGCAAATACGCTCCCAATCGGATAACATTTGGTTTGAGGTGGCGGGCTCAATTGCTGCCAATACCTCTTCTGCGCTTTGTTGTAAGCGGTCAAATGCACTACCGTCCACTTCACATTGTGCGATAAAGTGTTCGCCATTGATGTTATAACTCACGGGCGGATAAAGCTGTTTCAATACATTAGCGTGCTGCATTAAGCCATCTCCGTCACGGTGATTTCGCCCAATCTAAACCATTCTATTTTATTGATAATGTCTGCTTTTTGGTTAGCTGTTGGTGCAATAAAACGGCGGTCAACCACGCCAATTAAGTTATTAATCACTGCTTCGCATTGGGACACAATCAAGTCATTCCCAGGGATTAAACCGTTAAAATAATCCCGTAATGCATTGTTAATGGCGGTCTTAATGTCATTTAATGCAACACCGCTGATTTTAACCTGGATGTTAAAGTTGACTTTTGTCACATCAGGTTTAACGACTTTGCTTTCTTTTGCGGTTACCGGGCGCTCTTGGTCGATATATTCTTGGGCGCGACGTACCGTGTCATCACTTGGCACGCCATTGTCTGCCGTAATAGCAATATCTACTGTGCCAAGCCCACGGCGTAGCGGGTAAACATACGCTTGCTCAACGCCGTCCACTTCTAGCGCCCAGTCTTTGTAATCATATTTATTACCACCTGCAGCAGGTCGGCGGATTTTATTAAGCAAACGCTCCAACAATGAGCTATCGCTTTCGGCATTGGTCGCCCCAACCACGTCATTTAATACAACATCCGTACTCACGCCAACTGGCGCGGCCATAAACGATCCTTTTGTAGCGGTTTTAATATTTTGCGCTGCCCCCGTAGCAAGGGAGCGCACCGCAACAATCACCGAACCACTAGCAGGAATTACCGCACTTCCGGTTGTCTCATAAAAACGTCCATCTTCGGTTTTGATTTGTAAACCAACGGCAATCACTGCATCAGGATTACCACTAACAGTAGCACCTTTGCCTGCTGCATAAGTGGCGTTTCGACGTCTCAACCCGCGCAATCCCGCATGTTTTTCTAAAAATTCGGTGTCGGCAGTATCAGGAAAAAACTGTTTAATTAGCCATTTTTGATGTGCATAAATCCCTTCTGCACAGGCGGCCAAACTACTGGCACGTGCATAAGCGTCACTGTCTTCGGACGTGTCGGCATTGGGGTAATACGTTTGATAATCCCGTAACAGACTTGCGCGGATTTCTTCAAGTGTGGGTACAATAAACACTATTAAACACCTTTTAAATGACGTTTACGGGGTGTTTAAAAGTGTATTGTTCGCCCCGGCTGTCAGTTACAGAAATAGAAAGAATCACTCTGCCGTTGTGTGATTGTTCGTGAGTAACAACAATTTCGCTTGCTCGACCGTCATCAAGTAACGGTTGCAATGCCTCTTCGGCGTATTGTTGCGCCAACATGCCCACTCGGCTTAAATCCTTTTCTCGCTGAATAGTATGGAGCAGAGAACCTACACGCCCATTTGCCCACCACGAGCCTAAAGGTGTAGTCAGTCTGATATACACAGCATTTTGCAGTGTACTGATATGCGAATTTGTATAGTCCCCGGTAAGCGGGCTGATTTCTCTGTCCATGCCGACAGAGTAAAAGAAAGGGTAGAGAAAAAGGCGGGGAGAGAGTTCCACACCGCCTTAAGTTCATTTATACAGGTTTTCCAGTCACGCCACCACTATCACCGCGGTGGGTGTGATTAATAAGGGATTTGCCGTTAGCAGTCACGTCACCATCAGTAGTAAAGTCACCTTTTGTTTGCGTTACATTGCCCGTAAATGATGCGCCAGAACCGCCCTGAATTGCCATGCCACCGTTGCCGTTGATTTGACCTTGTGCGGTCAATACGCGGTCTGTCTCAACAATCGGACTACTGATCTCAACTTTAGTGGTAGCGGTTATTTTTAATATATCACAATCAATTTCGATTAATCGACCTTGTTTTAAAATAATTGTACTTCCGCTTTCGTCATAAACAGCGGTTTCGCCCGATTTTAAGTTTTTAACCCTAAAAGAGCCGTTTTCTGTGGCAATTACAATAGAGTGGGTTGTTTCCCCGCCCATCGGCAATACCACCACTTGCGTTCCCGCGGGCGGCACGGACGTTAATCCAAATTGTTGCATCAACTCCACGTCTTGTAAGGTTTCGTCCGCTAATCCGGATACCTGCACTTTTTGGATATTGTCCGCACTTTTGACTAAATTCAACTTTCCGCGAAAGGCTTGGCGTACTGCGCCCAAGGCGGTTTCTGCTTGTTGTCTTATTGCCTGTCCTAGTCGTCGCATATTAATCCCCATCTAATACAATTAAATCGCCTTTATTTTTCTTGCCTTTTTTACCTTTGCGCTTACGTGCCTCTTTCGATTTATTTATATAAGCGTCAGGCGTCCACACACCGTCTTGTTTTAAGCGTAGTTCCGTGGTTGTTCCGCCTTGTCGGCTTAAGGCAAAACGGCGACCCATCAAAAAGAAAATCGCGTCAATGTCGTATTCATCGCATATGACGTGCACCCGTTGCCCAGGCGTCCATAACACTCCGTCCTGTGTTTTGTGATCAGGCACGGTAATCGTCAGGGTAAAGCTGTTTAAAATACTGTCCGAAATGTATTTCTTTGCCCGTTTTTTCAAGGCTTCCAAGTTTTCCACATCGGATACAATCACCGTTTTCGGCTTATAGGTCTCAACAGCATCATCTTTAAACACCCATTTCAGATCGTTTTTATTGTCGTCACCGCTGCGTCCATGCCGTTGCGCTAAAAACGTAATCTCTGAAAAACTTTGCGACACATCGGTTGTCAGGGTTGCCTGCGTGAAATTGTTGCGCTTGCCGTCTTTCATGCAACATAACGTCGCCACTGGCGGTGTGCTGTAATCCGCACCGCCGACAATCAGCGTGCCGGCAGGGTCAAACCATGCATGCAACCCTGCTGAATTAGCACAATGGATCAGTGCATTCCAGGCTGTTTCACCAATATCGATGTCAACTTTATCTAACGTTGGATTAGATTCTGCATGCAATTCGACTTTTTTAATGCCTAGCGGCTCTACTATTTTTTTAATCGCATCTAACACCGTCAAGCCTTTGACGTTGGTAATCGGCGCAGAGCAATCCACCAAAATAGACGCTTTGTCGCGCCCATTTAAGCTAAAAGTGCGGTCGGTTTTTGAGATAGAATGTTGAGTAGTGTCAACAATGCCTGTTAGTACGAGCTCGCCGTTAATCAGTACTTTTGCCGTTTTGCCTGAATAATCCGCTAAAACAGTATTGTCTGCCGGCACGCCAATGCTGAAATTAAAGGCATCCGCAGGAATTAAGAAATCGCTGTCGATGTCGTAGCTTTTCCAGTTTTTGTGCTGTTTGCCGTCAATCTCAACCACAATCTCATTGTTAAACGGGTAGCCGTTATTTTGCGTAGCCATTGAGCACCTCGCCACGTGCGATAAAGTTAGGGTAACGGATTTGCGGATTCAGGCGCAACAGCTCACCTGCGCGGGTGTAGTCGCCATAAAAGGCATGTGCCACTTGCTGAATCGTGCTATCAAATTCCACCGTGCGAATAATTAAAGGCGGTTTGCGGTTAATCGCTGCCAACGCAAGCTGGGTCAATTTGTAGCTTTGTTGACGCAGTTTTTCTGCTGTGTTGTAAGCCTGAGTATAAAGCCCCGTGTTCGGTGTTTGCAGTTGTCTTGCGCCTGTTTGTTTTTTTGCGTGCAATGACATCAAACCGAAATCATCTTTGACGTAATGTAATGTCATCGCGTTTTGCTCCGCCTGCACCAACGCATGCACGGTATTCAACGTTGCCAAGGCTTGCAAGCGCGACTCCATCACGATGTAATCAATTTCGGACGGAATTAACGAATCGTCCTCAATAAACTGCGTGGCGATTTTTAACACAGTCGCCGTCGCCAACAACTGCACAGCACAGAAGATTTCTTTAGTGTCCTGCGCCGTCAAGGATGACGTTAATGATTTCAGGGTATTTGATTTGCTGTTTTTGCCATTGCTTAAATTCGGTGCAATTTCTAATAGGCTTTTCACGGTGCGAGTGACCTCATCAAATTTTGCTCGCACGGTTAGGTCGTCACGGTTGGCAATAGCCGTTAAGCCATCGCGAATCATGCTCGCCATCTCACGCACAGCATTGCTGCCTTGTTGTTTAAACGCCTCTTTAGACGTCGGTGTATTTACTGAGATAGCATGCTTTTTCTTGTCCATGTCAAACATATCGCGCACTTGCTCAAAACAGCCGTAAAGCGCACCAAACGAGCCTAATAAACGTGATTTGACATTAGCGGCAAAAGAGATCCCCTCCATAAAGGTGCCATACAGCTCCAATACATCATCTACCAAGTCTTCGAGTTTGGTTAATAGCTCATCAATCAGCCCAAGAACAGAAAAATTAAACAGAAAGATCGGTTTTGCTGGTGTAGCCTCTTGAAAGCTAAGACTAACTGTCACATAGTCCACAAAATCCGCTTCGTGGTGAAAATAAGCCGAGGTGCAAAGCATATTTTGCAAGCGACCGCGAATCGGATGCACTAATACCGCCGCACCTTGTTTTTCCAGGGCGGATAAAAAGCGTTTAAAATCGGTGTAATACCCCTCACCATAAAACACCGCTTGCAGTTGGATGGTGAGCGGATTTAAACCTAAATCCTCAATATCGCCCCCGTTTACGAATGGATACGCATGCGTAATGGTGGCGCGCTCCAAGTTATCATCCACACTCACCACATCAAACCGCACACCGCGATAAGATGCCTGCTGGATTGGCATTGTCCAACCTTTCATTTTTACCCCCGTTTAAGTTCGCGATATTGGTTTTCAGATGTACTTTCGGCAATCGTCCGTCCGTCTAAGTCCACGCGAATTTGATTTTGAATAGTGAAATTCTGGCTTTCCACGGCTTGTTTCATGCCTTCGCTGATAGTCGAGCCCAACTGCTGAAATTCAGCTTTATAGTCAGGCACTTGCACACGGCGGTTATATTCCTCTTGTGTTAATGTGCCTCGCTTTAAGCGTTCGTCTGTAATCTCTTTACGCTTTGCGGCGTCACCAAGTGCATAGCCTCCACTTGCTAAAGACCACACCGATTTTTCAGGTTTCGGCATGGGCGGCGCATATTGAAACGCTGATTTATTCGGATAAGCCGACGCATAGAATTGTTGTTTTGCGTCTTTGTGTTGTGCGTCAAAAGCTTCCCGTTGTTCTTCTTGCTGTGCCATGTAAGGTGCATAATTTTCCGAGCCTTCCAACATTGCACCGAACACCAGCAACGGCAAACCGCCTCGCCCAAACTTAGCAAGACGTCCCATTTTTGTCGTACTCGCCGCAGCTGCAGTGCCACCTGCCGCACCGGTCACTCCCGCCCCCTTGCTTAACGCATCACCCACACCAAGCCCTAAACCGCCTTTACCGCCCAATAATCGCAAAGACCCGGCTGCCGTAATGGCGGCTGCACTTAGAGATGCAACTACTGTGCCTGCAGTAACAATTTTGCCTGTTAAATCAGGATAAGCTTTGGCATATTCAGCGATTTTTACGCTTACATCACCCAAGGCATCGTTAAATCCCTTCATACCTTCCATCTGCGCGAAATCCACGTTATTTTTCGCGTCTTCCACTTTGTAGCTGTTGGTATCTTTAATCACGGCATGAGAGGTATCCACCGCACCTTCGCTTTTATCCAGGCTTTCTTTCACTTCTTTGCCCAAGCTCACGTTGTTACGGATACCCAATAACGCCATTAATGCTTGGCGGTCTGAAATGATTTGCCCGATTGCTGTGCCTTCCACCAAGTTCGTCATTTCGTTTAAGACTTGAGCTTGATCCTCTTTTTTAGCGCTTTTAAGTTTTTTCTGCAGAGCCTGGTACTTACCATCCTGACCAATCACCTGATCCATAATGCTCATAAAGGCTTCGATGGAGTTTTTACCTTTTTTCTTCTGAGCTTCCATTGAGGCTATAAAATCCACCCCATGGTCTTTACCATCCTTGCCTTTTATGTCGAGTTTTCGAAAGCGGTCTGAGGTTTCTTTTGATGTTAATTTTGCAAGTAAATTGACTAAGTTATTTCCCGCTTCATCTGATGTTCCGGCAGTTACACGCGCCTGTTGGTTGGCGACCAATAATGCCTCAAACCCCGACATACCTTTTAAGCCGGCAGATTTACCCGCTGCCATTTGTTGAGGCAACCAGCGCGCCATATCCGCCAATTCAAAGTTACCTGCCTGACCTGCCGCTACGGCTTTGTCTAACACTTCGCCGATTTGGTCTTCTCCGATGTCAAACTGTTGCATTGCCGAAATGGCGATTTTCGCCAAGTCGTCGGTACTTGCGCCTGTTGCGGTGGCTCCTTTTTGTAATGTTGGTAACAATTTCATGGCGGTATCGGCTTTCACCGCACCGGAGGCCAACATGGTATCTAACGCACCCAAGGCGTCTTCCTTGGTGCCGCCACCAATTTCTACCGCACTTTTTACGGCATTATTCAGTTCTGCTTTACCGGCAATACGTCCCGCCACATCACGCTCTGCGAATGCGGTGTTGGAGGTCATCGCAAGAGAGCGGTCATAATCCATTTGTTTTTTCATGGGTTGTGCCAACACCATGCCAGCAGCGGTCGCACCTGCCGCTAAACCGGCAATACCTCGCCCAATATTGCCTAAACGTTGCCCCATGGAGACTTTGCCCATTTCCGCGTTCAGTTCCGCGATACGGCGTTTGGTTGCCACAGCGGCACGGTCTAATTCACGACCTGAAGCAATACCACTGCGTTTTAATTGGTCGTATGCCGCGCGAGTGCGGTTGATTTCGTTCTGGATACTGCGCTCACTACGCACGCCCAGCATTTCGCGATTGCGTGCCGCTTGTTGGATTTGGCGGTAGCTTTGCTCTGTCACTTGTGCCGTTTGACGCATCGCTCTTTGTTGCGTGGCGGCGCTACGTTGGGCTTGATTTTCGATATTTTTAGTTGATTTGCTAACACTGTTTTCCACGCTTTTCACCACGCTACTAGCGTAGTCTTTCGCCTTGAGTGTTAACGAGACATCCATATTTGCCATTTTTAAACCTTGTTTAAACGTTATTTAAAGCAATAAAAAAGGGGCATTACGCCCCCTTATTTTTACGACGCTTAAATGTATAGGACGTCGTAGATTCGTCGGTATTATGTTGGGTTTTCGCGCCTTGACTCGCTAAATAGCTGTTAATCCATGCGCTGATTTCCGCGTGACACATATTCCAGACGGCTGGCGCACTAAATCCAAACTTACCCAGTAAAATCGTTGCTGAGCGGTAGTTTTCATACGCCTGCCACACTTCGCTGACATTGCGTTTTTTTACGCTTCGTTTTCCGTCTCTTGGTTTTCCGAAACGTCCGTACGCTTTTTTCGTAGTTGATTAATTGCATAGTTAATCAACACGTAATCATCAGTAGCAAGGTTATCCAGTAAGAATGCCGGAGTCACCGCCTCACGCGGAATGCCGTCAAACTCGACTTGCTGTGCCAGATACGCTAAGTCAACCAGCATTTGTTCCGATGTGTTTAACGTTTCTTTTTCGCTTAACCCAAGGTCACTGATAACTTCCAACGCTTGACATTCGCCACCCACGGTCAAAATTTTGACTAACACGTCATGATGTAGCGTGCCGTTATACAGCACGCCAAGTTTCAAACGGATTTTCATTATTCTTCAACCTTGTCTAACGCTACCATTTGCAAATCGCGCATTTTTTCGCTATCTACGGTATAGCTTTCGCCGATTTCTGTGGTAAAACAGCCGGTATATGAGATTCGTTTACCGTTTTCTTCTTCCACACTAATTTTGGCATCAGTCACATTATCCCAATCGGGTTCTGGTGAGTTTAAAGGCACCGCAACAGTGATAGATAACGTATATTCGACAATGCCTTTTGCAAAGCCTTTCACACGTCCTTTGCGGTTAATAGTTTTCACCGGCTTGCGACCGGTGACGGTGCGAACATCTAACTTGGTTAAGTCAATTTCTTGACCGTCCACGTCAACAATGCCTAAACTGGCAAATTCTTGAGCCATCTATGCCTCCTATAAAATTAAATCAACACGGTTGGCGACAATATGCAATCCGTTAACCACATCGGTCGGGATTACACAATCCAGGCGGTTTGGGTCAACGCCGTTACGTTTCACCAACAATTTCGCTTTATGCTGCGCCACGTTTTCCAAGATTTCTTCGTTTTCCAAACGCAATAAGACATCTAGGATTTCTGACCGCACTTTATCCGGTGTACGTGCAGACAATTTGGTACGTGGGAAACGCAACTCAATGCGCTGTTCAATCGCTTTGCGCGTATAGTCCAGCGTTCGAACGGTGGTTAAATCCAAATAGCTTGGGTCGTCCGTATTGGTTGCCGACTTGGTGTAAGTGGTGATTGCACGCATAATGCGGACACGATGATTCACTACCGTAATCGGGGTTAAACCATGGTATAACGCCTGATTGGCTTCGGTTAATAACGGGGTTTGAGTTGGGTCAACTTCGGTCAAACCTTTAATTTCAAGGGTGTTTAACGGACGCGCCGGGTCTTCTTCACCTGCAATCACTGCGCCATACCCAGCAGCAATCAAGGCATGAGATTCGACCGCACCTTTGTACCAACCACAAGTGATACGCTCGCTATTGATTTTTTCGGTGTAGGTTGTACCGGTTGCCATTGACCCACGCCACGCTAACACACCGATGGCAGGTTTTTTCTCAAGCGGAGCGGACACAGATTCCAGGTGCTCACGCAATGCCTTGGCGTTTTTGTCGTCCGCAAACGGCGAAATAATGATGTGATAATGCGTACCGGCAACACTTGCTAATGCAGGGGCTAAATCCGCATTTTCTGCGCCGTTGGCAAATGCTGTCGCACTAATAGTCATGTCTTTAGCCGTATTGGTTGCGGTCAAATTGATTTCGTTGCCGATTTCGCCTTTGCATTTTGCGGTTAACGTAATCGTGCTCTCATTTACAGCTGATGTTGCTGGGCAATCTGTCGCACCATTAATAATTGCATTCAAGCGCGCTGCCACCGCATCGGATTTTTCGCCCGTTGCCACCGCTACTTTGTAATCAATACCGGCAATGGTTACTGTCATGACACCTTGGCTTGCTGCAGTACCGGTTAAGGTTAAGCTACCACTTGCCGCGACACCGGAAGAACTATCCGCTAACCCCATAACAGATAAACGGATCAGAGAGTTGTTAGTAATCGCCATGCGCGTCATCAAATGCGCCCACGAGCCTGCACCAAATACTTCCGCTGCATCAAGATCGGAATAAATGCGCACGGGTTGGGTAAATGCCGTCGCACCGCCCACCATTGGCGCAACAATTAACACTTCCTGCTCGTTTGTTGGCAGCGTAGTTACTGCACCTTTAGCGTTGTATTCGGTGTAAACCCCAGGCTTGCGTAAGCTGTTTGGGATCTTTTCAAATTCGATGTTAGTCATTGCCTGCACCTCTTTGCTTGCGGGTTGGTTGCACTTCGATTAAGTCACCATCAGCGATTCTGCGCTGATAATAGACTGTATTTTCTACTTCAACCGGCTCCTGCTCGATGTAGGCGTGCGGCTGATTTTCTAAAGGGACTTTCACCCCTGGAGTTGCTTTTACAATCATGTTTTATCCTTTGTTTTTACACTAAATCCGACCTCGGCATTGTTGTTCGGGTCATATAATTTGCCGTCCACATGCTCAAGGGTTGGCGACGCTGGGGAGAGTTCGGCCGCATAATGGGTAAACACAAAATCAGGGTTAGCCGGGTCTTGTGTTTTTTCCGGATACAAACCGTCTTCTAGTGGTGCAACATCATCAAATGCCGCCTCGTACTCAATGGCATACGCGGTGACTTTTTCAGTGCGAAATTGTGCATTGTTAAACAACGTCCGAATCGCCAGCGGTTTTAACGGCTTAACTAATCCGCCCAAGCGTTGCGTATCCAGCAAGCGGCGTACCGCATAAATCAACTGATTCGCACCAACCTCGCGTTTATCTACCCCGCCTTGTCGTGCAGCTTGGTTGCTGCGCAATGAGCGCACCGCCACAATGACCACAAATTTAGCAGAGGTGCGAAACGCTGTACCGCGCACTCCCATCGGCTCAATTCGTGCGCCACCGAACGTCACCAACACCATAGGCAAACGCCCCGTGCCAAGGCTTTCGTCGTCCAACTCACCGCCATAGCTTTTCACCGTGTTGGCAAGCTGTCCCAAACCACGTGTTAAGCGGTCAACCAGTGCATTTTCAATTTCGGTTATCACGGCCAAAAATCCTATTGTTCGGATTGGTAAACATCACCACATTGCCATCGCTTTGTTGTTCGTCTTCAATGTCAATACCGAGGGAGATTTTCCCCGCCGCTAAGTCTTCGAGATCTTTTAAACTCAATTTATAGCGCGTGATAATCTCGTCAGTAATTGTCACTTCCGACATGCTCGCCAAGCGGTAACGGGTAAGATCACAACAAATGCGGGTGAGATTTTGCGGGATTGTCGGCAACGGCAAGCGATAACGCGCACTTAAATAACCGTCGATTTGGCTTGTGCTGTCAGAGAGCGCAATGGTCAGCACGCTTTCATTCACTACGCCTTCGCGGTCACGGTCGGTTAGCTGGATGGACTGAAACTCTCCGATGCGCGAAACGAAATCTTTTACCGTTGCATACATGGTTTAATCCTCACACACCGGGACAAGCTCTAACCATGGGTCTTCTGCCAAGGTTAAGGTCTGCTCAGCCGTTAAGTCATCCGCTGCGATGTAAACCTCATCGGTTTTGTTAAAGCGATAACCGCAACGCCCATAGGTTGCTTGTGGGTGGATTTCACGCAATTTAATCGAATAACCGATAGGCACAATCACTTGCCCTTCTTTGTCGTCCGATTCATCGTGTTTTTCTACCGCACTTTTTGGCGCACTTTCGGCGTTATCCGCACCGTTTTCGGTTTGGGTTTGCACCTGTTCATCCGGTGCTGTTTGCACGTCTTGCGTTACGTCGTCTTTTTGGTTTTTCTTAGCCATAATTAACTCCTAGGGCGGTTTCCCGCCCTGATTGGTTATTCTTCAATGATTTGTGGAGACACAATCACTTTTAAACGACCTTTTAAGATATTGGTCGTACCGTTGATGATTTCGGCTTCACAAACTCGGCGAGCCAGTAGCTCTAATGCTGGCGGCACTAAAATTACATTAGGGCGAATGTTTAACAGTTTGCCACCATCACCTTTTAAGGATTGCATTTTGGCAATGACCGCCATAATGTTTTCCGCAGTAAGTTCTGTTTTTTCCACGCAGTGCGCTAACTGCCAAAAACCAAAACCAGCTGCACCACGAGCACGCACACCCCATTCGTAAATATCTTCGTTAAATACGGTATCGGACTTAGACGGGTCAAACTTCGTTTCGATTTCCGGTGCTTCCCGCTCTTGCCAAATTAATGGTTTAATCGCGTTGGTAGTGTCAAAAATATAAAACGTTGGCGCTTCCGTTTTCGTGCCGGTGGTGATATTGCTTTGTTCTTTGCTTGCTCCCGTGCCGTCCACATTCGCGAATACCGGGTGGTCGGTGTCAAAGTAATTTTGGCCGTCATAACAAAGCGTGGTTTTACCTGTTTTTAATAAACCAAACACCAAATCATCAGGTAATTCAGCCGCACTTTGTGCTGCCTGTTGTACCATAGGGCGGAATAAACCCACTTGGTCATCTTCAATGTCAGTGCGCGGAATACCTACCGTACTTTCATAAAGTTTGTTTTCAATGCTTGTACCTTGGGCTTGCATTGCTTTACGCTGACGTTTATTTATCCATTCCACCATTTTCGGGAATTGACCTAAAAAACCATAGGTATTCACTTTGGTGTTAGAGGATACTTTCATTGCAATTAAGTCCCACTGCGGTTTAATTAAGCCTAAGCCAGTAGCAAAGTCTTTTTTAAACTGGGTTTCAATCGCTTTTAAAACTTCGGATTTTTTAAAGCTCATTATTTTTGCTCCTTGTGTTCTTTGATAAATTCGGCTTCGGTCATACCTAACGCACGAGCTGCCGCCTGTTCTGCTGCACTTAATGCCGCAACATTGCCTTTATTCGGATCTTCGCTTGCCTGATGACCGCCAGCCAGTGCAGCAATCGGTGCGGCTTTATCTAAATAACCGGTTAACGCTTCAATGCTTAGGCTTTGCGCCCAGTCTTTTAATGCTGGGGATAACTTACCTTGTGATAATGCAGCCTGAATCAATGCCTCTTTTTTATCGGTCTCTACCGAGTTTTTAAGCGCATTAAAATCAGCCTGCAATGCGGCAACCTGTTCCACCGGCACGAATTTAGCTGGGTCAGGTTTGCCTGCCTGCGCAGTGAGTGCTGCGACAGATTGTTCTTTTTCGGCTAATTTGGCATACACATCTAACAATGCGACCGGACTGTCACCTTTTGCGGCGGAAAGTGCGGTCACTTTTTCGGTAATTTCCGCTTCGCTGGCGTCTGCTTTTAATGCAAGCAACGCGCACAAGGCGGCTTGTAATTTTTTGTCCATTGCTGGCTTTTCCTTTTGTTGATTTAAAAGTTGCACACTGGCGGCAACCATCACTTCGTCCATACCATCTAAAGCGGGGTTGTTAGTCAGTGCGGCGTGAAAGATTTTGCGAACATAACCATTCGTGTCATATGCAAACACGGCAGAGATATAACGATATTCGCCATTTTTGATGTATTCCGCAGCTTTGTCCGTCCAACGGACGTCGGCAAAAATTCCTTGTGGGTTAAAATAGAGATATTCCATCCAACCTGCGCTAGGCGCCTCTTTGCCGTTTTGCTGCGAATGTAAGATTTGGTGTTCGTAGTCAATGGGTAGGGGATTTTTCTGATTGTTGGCCAATGCCACAACATCAGCCCCGTTTGTATCGGTTACATACCATGCCTCCACATCTGTCGGTCTGCCGTCAATAGCTCTAAACTTGCCATAAGGCAAAAGCTGGATGCGTCCATACTTCGCTTTGTCAATTTCAAAACTACAGGCTGCAAGGGTGAGTTTCATTCGTAAAAATCCTGAAAAGTTAATCTAGGATTCCAGAATAATGGATTGGCGGTAATGAAAAGAGGGGAGCGTCTTCCACACTCCCCTCTAGGTTAGAATTTTGAAAAAATGAATTTTGATGTTGTATTTTATCTTAAACCATTTTTAAAACCTTTTTAAATCCTTTTAAATCGTTTTAAAAAAAATCATTCGATAAATCACCCCTATAATCATAAAAATGCAAATACGCGCGATTTATGGCGGTTTTATGTTTTATTTAACTATACTCCGAAAATAGGCTTGCACATCCTCCAAGATGTCATCCTCGTCCTGTGGTGTTAAAACGAGGAAAGGACGAGCAGGAATATCACTTCCAGGATGATCTACTGATTTTCTAACAATTCCTCCGAATGCGAGGGCTTTTTTAGTGACTGGTTTGATTTTATGAGGACTGGTTTTTCCGCCGAATTGATGGATGGCCGCATATTTTAGGTTTGTCCCAACCTGCGCTTCGTTGTTATCCCAACTTGAATGGATGCTATTTCTTAATGCACCGCTATCAATCAATGGTTTTCCGTCAGGGCGACTTTTCACACCAAGCCAAGCGGGACGCCCACCTGCTTCAAAGTTTTGGTCGACCGCAGATTGCATTGTACCCGCTATCGTACGCATAAGAGGCACATTATATTTCACATGTTGCGCTAATTGCGATAATACGCGGATAATTTCTTTTTCATTGTTGATTTTTACATCTATCATGTTATAGTGCCTTTAGTCGCCCGCGGCAGTGAATCTCGAAAACTGCGAACGAATGCTATTGGAGCAGGGATTGATGTGTGGGGGTGTTCGAGTCCCACCGGGCGACATATCTATTTAAATGCTTTTCGCCATTGTCTATCACTTGCCAGGTGTTGCGATGTCAAGTAAATCTCATTGCTACTATTAAGTACTTTAATGACAGCTATCAAGCGTCGCGAATCCACTTCTTTGTAAAATTTAAACGTATTTTTGCCATCTTGCTCTATTTTGTCTGGACTGTACAACACGTCTGGTAACCGTGCATAGTCATCAAAATCAAAATCTTGCCCGTAACGATTTGCAATTTGCTTAATTAACGAGTCGTCAGAAAGCCAAACTGTAGATAAATCAGTTTTAATTTGCCGCTTGGTATCTTCACTCAACACACCGGCAATAAATTTATAGTCCATTTTAAACCGTTCGCGAATCGGGTTTAAAAATGCCTCACGCTCATTTTTGCCTTTTAGCTTTTTGTAATCATCAACATAAGGCGCGAATTCTTTTTCAAACTGTTTAAAATCAAATTTAAAGCCCTCGCCACCCATTTCACGTTTAGCAAATTGATGTGCCAATGATTCAGGGTAAAGCGCTAAATTAGGTTTATATACGGTTCGTCCGACATTGTAATCAAAGCCTCTATCCGTAATAATCCATTTATCATCTGACAATTTAAATGCGGTCGTTTTTTCTGTTGCGGTAGCATTGATTTTGCGGTCGTAATCAATCAAACGATCTGCGCTATCCCCAACGACCAGATTGCGGCGTTTAATATCGCGCTCGGCTAATGCGACAACCGAACATCGGCAGTTAAATCCGTTTGGCGGGTAAAATGTCGCCCAAAACGGATCATCATAGCGATAAATCAAACCGTGCATAGCGGAATGACTTGGGCGGGTACGGTCATCATTTACTGCAGAATATTGCCAATAAGGTCGGTTATCTGCGTTATCTCTCATTTCGACATAGCGCTGAGCAGAATAAGCAGATTGCATGTTGGTGCGATAAATCGTATCTAATCGATGTGGCGTGCCAAAATATTCACCGGTTTTCGGATCTGCAAGTAAATATTCTTTATCATACCCGGCAATCCATCCTTTTTTCTTAAAATGTTCAAAAATTCCTTTTTTCCACTCGCTAAAAGGTAATCCTTGTGCCTGTGCATCAACTAAAGACTGATAGATGTCTTTACTCATCTCAAGGCTAGATAAATTGGCGATACGCGTTGCTTTTGCTCGGGCGCTATCCATTAAGGCATCTTCATCAAAACGCCCCAATATGGCCTTTTTATCCTTTAAAAACTCAATGGCTTTTTTCGGCTCTAACCCTAAAACGAAATTAACGCTTGGCATTGCTGACTCCCAACAATTCGGACAAAAAGACGGCTTGTGTCAAATAACGTTGATGTTCTGCATTATTTAAATCCGGGTAAATTTCGGCTAATTTATCACTTGCTTCTTCGTAGGAGTTGCATGCAGTTAATGCGACGGCTAATTGACGCACCACGGGGTCTAATTGTTGGTTAAAGTCAATCTCATTTAACGCCTCGTTTAAACTGTTATCCAACAAATCCTGTTCCGTTTCACCCTTACTACCCGCAGACAATGCCACACGTGCACCTTTCCCCAAACAACTGGCACACTGACAACCGACCACATGAGCAGAAAGTGCGGTCTGTTTTTCGGGTATTTTTAATTCGTTTTGAAACGGTTTTAAAACCACTTCACCGTCTTGCGCTTCTGGAATGCCTAACTTGTCGCGCGTCCACTTTTCGGGGATTTGCACACCAATCCCCACCAATTTAGGGATAGCGTCCGCAAAGGTGCTTAAATCGTCGTATTTTTTGGTGTCAAACTCAAAATATGGCACTCTGTGCAAGGCAATATTAGGGTCAACATTAATCTGCAAATAAGGCAGGATGATTTGCTGTGTAATGGTCTGCGCCACTTGTTTCGCGTCAGACACCAACAAATCACGGCGCACCTCATTATGTACGTTACCTAGCGCATTAGTTGAGCTTTTGCCATCTGCGCCTGATGTGAGGGTTTGTCCTAAAATCAGGCGAGCAATGGATTTTTCGCACCAGTCCGTCATCTGTAAAAACGGATTATTGGTGGCGGTGGTATTTGCCGCATTATGCAATTCAACGGTCATAGAGTCAGGCATAATCCCTGCGGCATTATGTCCGATTTGTGCAAGTGCGCGTAAGAGTGTGCGTTTTTCCTCATTGGTTGCACCCGCACCATATTTACCAATGCGAATCGGCATGCCGTAAAGCTCCAAGAATTCGGCAAAATCCCGCACGGAATAATGCTTAAACATATAAAGCCAAGCCAGGGTACGAAATAACCCCATGCGCGCAAGTTGCACCGAGCGGGACTTGTGCGAATGCACAACCCAGCCGAACTGTCTTAATGGCTCGCCCATAGGATTGGTTGGTGTTTTTAACAATAAATTGTCATATTTATCTAACTTAAACCAAGATTGAGGACGCGGGATAAAGTTATGTGGAATATACTTACCATTTTCTAATTTCCACTCAATTTCGATAGCGGAAAAACCATGTCCGACTGCGTCCATCATATCCATAAGCAGGTTTTCAAGGTTTGGATATTGATAAAACAACTCGTCAATTTCGGTTTGGAGTTTTTCTTCTGCAGGTGTCGCATTGCGTGGTTCAGCAATGCGCCAATCCAGCGTCAAAATCGCCCTTTTGCGCGTCTGAATATTCGCCCCGATGGCACTGTCTTGCTCTTCAATATCCATGAATAACTCGTGCTGTGCCGTAATATCGCCGTTTTCCGCATCTTCTAAGATGCTTTTTAACTTGGACGGCGTAATGCGGTTGCTCGGGTGGTCAGATAAAACACGCCCATTAGCTGTCACCATTGCTTCGTCGGTTTGGGTCGGTTCTGTTTTTGAGCCTACCAATGTTTTAATTTTTTCCAAAAATTTCATGTTTTATCCTCGCCAAATGCTATATAAATCATCTTCCGCATCAAAATCATCATGCCCCAAGTCTTCATCGTTTAAGCCTATCCACTCAATCGGGGCGGCATTGGTGATAGCATTCTTCCACAACATTTCAAGTGCATCTGGGCCATCATCATGGTCAGCTTTTGGAAAGTGACGCAGTTGCGCAATTAAGGTCGCTTGTGTGCTGTGCAACAAAATTAAGCCATTCACCATGTGCGGTTGTAAGGACTCAATACGGAGCATTTTGTCTGTGTTCGGCTTAATTGCGGTTGCTGGCACAGGTGCACCACGTTGTGCCGAGCGCTTAACCAACTCGTCCTTTAAGAACTCTTGGAATTGCACGGTTTCAACAAACCAACGATGGCACTTGTATTGTTGTTGGAAACGGATCACATCTTCAATAATCAAATCTGGCAGACGTTTTTTCACCTGCGCTTCTACAACATACAACTTACCTGTGGCGCGCTGATAACCCCCCACTAAAATAGCCGATGGGTCACGGCTTGCTCCCGCTTTGCCGAGTGATGGGTCAACCGCCCCGAAATAAATCAAATCGGATGGCAGTTCAGTCCAGTATTTAATGGCGTTGGCAAAAATCGCGTCATCACTGCTTAATGGGTCATTTTGATACTCGGAATCAAACGTAGCATGGCCGTCACGGGCGCGGATTTTCATGAGCGTAAGTAACGGACGTGCTGCCCAGCTCACTTCGGAGCCTTTATCCATTGCTGCTTGATTAGCGTAATAAAAGGCATCCGCAACCGCCTCGCCTTCATTCAAGAAAAAATCTTCCCACTTGTCCCACAACGCCATATCGTCAGGCATTTTCTTCAGCGCTTTGAATTTGGCGGTTTTCCACGCCTTGGAGCTCAAAGTGCGGTTCAATACGCTGTCGTAATGCAGGATAGTCCCGATATACACCACGTCCAATTTATCGCCTGCCGCGCCCAATGGAAGTACGGTCTTTTTCAACCAGTCGTGCAACTTGTCGCGCTGTTCTGCACTGCGGACTTGTTCGTCATTCTCAATATCGTCCAAAACCACAAGATCAGGACGATAAGCCCCGTGGCGCAAACCACGCAATTTCTTGCCGGAGCCCGCTACCTGAACTTTCTGATTGGCTTTTGTGATAATGGTTGCCGCTTGCCATACGCGCCCTTGTCCTGCCACCTCCGGGAAGTCAATACGTAGTCGTTGGTTAAATTCCAATTCCACTTTGATGGCTTCTAACATCGGATAGGCTTGGTCGATACTGTCCATCACGATCAGAGCATAGCGTTTTTGCTGTGTCACCAAGCAATAAAGCGTAAACAACTGCGACACCAACGTGGATTTCGCTTCACCACGAGGTGCGGCAGTTGCCATATTGATAGGTTTAGGTGCTTCTAATACGGCAGGGAGTTCGGCAAACAAATAGTTGTGCAAATCCGAACGCGATGCCGAACGTACATAATGCGGGAAATAATGGGACACGAAATAATCGTAACCACTCGCTGGGTCAAACACTTTTTTACGGCGTTCAACCACCGCTTCCGGGCTGTCGTCCCAACCATCAAAAGAGGCTTCGAGTTTTTGTCGCATGCTGTCTGCATAGGCGCGCAACTCATTTAAAAGTTCTTTATTCTTCATTTAAAACACCGTGAAAATTGACCACACTTTAATCACTCACCAGTAATGCCCACAACACCCACCATCCCCAACTTCCGCCATCTCTGGCGGAAAGGCATGCCATAATGACAAAAAAGAAACAAAGGAGATTCATTTGAACTCCTTGTCTAAGGTTTCAGCAAATCCGTTTAATAATTCTAGGAATTCTTGCAAAAGCTCAGGTTTATTCGCCTGTACGAAATCACCAAACATTTTGACGGTTTTAATCGCGGTTGCCATTTCCGACACTTCAGGCAACAACCGCTTACTGCTCGCCACCATTTTAGAGTAGCTGTCACCCAAGCCTTGAATTAGTTTTGCTTTCTCACTCACGGGCAAGTCTTCGGTCTTACGCAACTCATCCATGGTACTTTCAAAATAAAGCACAAAGGTGGTGAGCATACCACGAGCCACATCTTCAACCTTTCCACTTGCCATTGTTGATGCATCACGCACTTTGTCCCAATTATCGCCGCGAGATTCGGCTTCACGTTTCCAGCGTCGAGCAGTGTTATAGGACACTTTGGCTTTTTCTGCGGCTAATTCCAGCGTTAAGCAATCAAACACATAATAACGGCGCACATCTGCCTTGGTTTTTTCATCATGTGCCATATTCACTAGCCTCCTAATTTGGCTTTGATTAGCTCAAATCCAACCGATACCAATAAACCGCCCAGACCGCCAACTAAAGCGGATCGCACACCCAATTTAGCCATACTGTTTTCTACCTTAGCTAAACGGACATCAATATCATCCACACGCCCATCTAAACGGTCGATTTTATGATTGACTGCACGGGTCAAATCTAAAATCTCATCTAGTTTTGCATTTGTTTGTGCGCTTTCGGTTAATTGCTCTAAGCGTTTCCGATCTCTTGCTGACATTATTTATCTGCCTTGTTATCTAATTTTTTCGTAATGGACTGCAATTGCTCAGAAATTGCCCCTAATTTATCTAAAATGCTTTGATTGGTGATACTAGCCACTTCTTTTGAGACATAATCGCGCTTGACTTCTTTAACTTCGTCATGCAGGCTTTTAAACTCACTGTCTAATTTCTTAAACCACACACCAATAAAGAACACCGCAACAGATACCAACCCATTAAAAATCATCATCCCATTAATGTGTACTTCCATTTTCACCTCGCTGACAAATAGTTCGATATGTATCGTTATGTACTTTAATTTGACGCAAGGTTTCTGTCGTATCTTGACGGCTTGCGGAGATCAACGAGAAACCAGCACAGCTTGCATTAATCACGGAGATCCCCTGACTTGTGCAACCCATCAATAAGAGTGTCACGGTCAGCATTACGACTGTTTTCTTCATGTTGTTTTCTCGTTTCATAATGTTTCACCTGCGTATCGGAGACTGCTTTTTCACGCACCAACTGCTCGTTATCTTTTAATAATCGGTCAATTTCACGCCCTGCACGTTTGAGCTTAAATACCACATAACCACAAATAGCCAGCGCAGTACCTGAGCCGATTAAAATCATCTGTAACGTCATCAAATCCCCCTTGGTCTATCCGTTTGTTCCGGTTCGACATAGACTTCACCAGTAACCTGTTCTTCTGGTTTGGTTTGTTTGGCTTGATATGCCATTACAGCGCCCTTAGTTGCCGCTGAGCCACCGCAAAAACAAGCAAAATAAAAGAACAAGTCCGTGACCGTAGAACGGTCAAGATAAACGGCATAAATCAGCACACCAGCCATGACCAAAAAGCCGAAAAATTGAATAAAACCTGTCGTGCTCGCACGTCCATCACTATTGGTAAATAATTCAAAAAATTTACTCATTGACATAATCTCCACATAATCACTTCAGCAGGCGTTGGTTTGCCGCGAAAGGCATAACTCCATGCGTTTTTACTATAAAAGTGCGGTCGATTTTGCGGGAGTTTTTTGGTTGTCAAAACTCGGTTTTGCAACCAATTAAAAACACGTTTAAATACGCCTAAAAATTTAAACTTCATTATCAATCGCTCCATATTTAAGATTCCCCGCCACGCGACGAATCCAGCCTTTACCGAAGGTCGCAAAAGTGCTAAGTTTGCAATAAAATTCAAGACGTTCAGCATTCAGACGCATAATCACGTCAGAAATCGCCATTTTCTTAATCGCTGCAATGGTCATATTGCCAATAATGCCGTCATCTGCCACATTCACCGCACGTTGCAACATACGGCTTGCATTGCCTAATCCATGGTTTACCGCTGCATCAAAAAACTGATAAGCCACCGCTTCCGGCATTTTGTCGCATTGATAACGTAACCAAAATGCGGAGTAGTAGATTTTATAGGCTTGCTCGCGCGTCATTGCTCGCATACTGCCTTGATAACCGTTTGCCTGAGCTGTACGTTTAGTGATTCCCCAGTTAGTTTCTCCGCCTGGATCTCTTGGATCATTAACGTAGCCGCCTTCATGGCCAATTAAGCGGTTAAAGATTTGTGTAAAAGTTAAAGACATAAAAAAATACCCTCAATCGTTGATATGATTGAGGGTATTCTTAATCAAATTAAGTTTAATTAATGGGGGAAGGACTTCCACATGCCTGCTTGCTTTAAAATAACGCCGCTTGTTGATATTGTGGAGATTGATGGGTTCGTACAATTTCCCAGGCGTGACGATCTGACAGATTGTATTTAGAGCAAAGCTCAAGCATTGCCGTACGGCCACTTTTCTTTTCGGTTTGCGTGATATAGTCAAAATCCGCTTTCAGGCGTTCATTACGCAACAAACGAAGAGCAACCTCACAACGTGGGATATAGACTTCTTCGGCTCTAAAATAATTACGTAATTTTATCGCATTCTCTGTGCCAATTAAGGATTTCAAACGCGGGAAATACACCGCGCCATCAGTAAACCGAAATGTCGTCCCACCGAATTGATTAATAATCTTTTCGATATCCGCAAACCCAACTAGATCTACCATTTCTAATACAATTTCAGGTAAATAACCTGCAACACTTTCAAGTTCAGACTGCATAAAATTTCCCCTTTGCGACCATTTAGGCGGATTGTCGCACGGAAATTTCAAAAAGCAGGTTTCTACACCTAAAAATATGATAAAAAAATCCCGCACGGGGCGGGATTGGTGGGTTATTTATTGCAATTTTCTTTCAAAAGATTATTAACTTTAAGGTATTTTTGCTCGTTGTGCGCATTGAGAAAAAATCCTTTAGCAACCTCTAAAGCAAGGCAAGCTTCTTTCATATCGCTATGTTTCTTTGCCATTTCAAAGCTCTTTAATTTATCTTCACCGAGGTTGTTTTGTAATTCTTCAGTACTTTTTGCCATTGTTTCAGCATCAATAATGGGGTTAGCATCTGTGATTTCGACAAAGTATCGGCGGTTTTCAACCCACACTGAATATAAAATTTCTAATTTATTATAAGTTTCTGTTTGCAAAAGCGCATAACATGACCTACTGTCTTTGTCCTGTCCCTTTTCTTTTATTTCTCTTACTACAAATACATCTTTAAGACTAAAATCAATTCCTGTCTCTTTTGTTCTATTATCTAAAATCTGTTCTATGCTATCTCCAACCTCTTCACATTTTGGTATATCTTGGCTTGTTAAGCTGGCGTGCGAAAATAAAGGGATAGATAGGATAAAGAGTGCGATAGTTTTTTTCATAATTTCCCCAATAAAAAAGGCTCCATAGGAGCCTTTAATTTACGCTTAATTTATTGTTATGCAACTAATTTTTAGCTTTCTGTTTTCTTCGGTCATACACTGCCAACATTTGCACCACTTTTTTCAACTGCCACACCTCCAACCAATGCACGAAATCTATGTTAAATGCTTTTTTCGCCATACTGTCTGCGTAACTTTGTGGCAGGCCATATTCCGTTAAAAGTGCGGTGATTTTTGCCATATATTTCGCTTTATCCGCCCTTGGTGCGGGACGTTTTGGCGCACTTTTCGCACTAAACACCACGCCTTTTGCTTTTATGGCTCGCAATACTTGCATCAATTCAGCATCTGTCATTACGGTGCAACTGTGTTTATCTACCGTGTCCAACAAAAAGCGTTTATATTGGTCGTCGGTCATTTTAAGCATGCCTTTGCCGATGTGGATCTTTTGGATCATCTGTTTACGGGTTTGTGGTTGCATTTTGTTCCTCTTTCCATGCTTTCCAGACTAAATATTCTGGCATATTCTTAACAAACTCCAATTTACCAATAGCCGCATAACGTTCGATATACTGTATTGCCGCTGTCCGTTTGTCTTCTGCTAATTTATCCACATTTTCGACCGCGCTTTTGCCCTGTTCGTTACGCACCACGGCAAATAACGGTTTAGCCCCCTCATACACTTTTTTAAGATAGTTATGATTGGTTAGCGCCACCACGTTTCGGGTCTCACGACGGTTTTTCATCACGCCATTGGTGGTTTCCGTGAGCGCATGGGACAACAACGGACTCGGCTGATACATATCTAACACTTCGCGCATTAATTTAAGCGCACGGCCGTTAGATAACGCCGCTTTCTCAGGTCTAAATAGGGCAATATAACTCACCAACGCACGGGCATTATCGCCGCGTAAATTGGTAATAATCCCCAATATCTCACGCCCCGCATCATCTTCCAACAGCGCATCCAAATGGATGTCGCTATGGCAAACCGGACAACGGCATAATTTCATTTCTTTTCCTCGCAAGTAATATCTGCAACCGCCCAATTTAAAAAGGATTTTATAGTTGTAGTTTTCATATCGGCTTTTACTCCGCCCTTAACACCTTTTACATCCCAATAAATCACTTTTCCTTTTTTACGGTCAATGCTGACAATAACTCGCTTACTCAATACACCATGAGCAAAGTTTACGTTATTTGATACATAACCGTGTTTCACAAATAAATCACTCTCTTTTAACATTTTTCCTCCTTATTGATAAAACACATTACTCAGCCCACTTCATCTAACTTATCCCCCTCTTTTGTAAAGAGGGGTTAGGGGAGATTTAATGGGCTGTAAATGGGTTTTAGTAATTCATACGGTGCGCTGTAGTTTCTATTAACATCCCAACAGAGACCTTAAACAATTCGATTGCTTCAGGAGTGTCTTTTTTTCTGATTAAAATACAAACCTCTTGCCCATCTTCCAAATCCCATTTAAAGGCGTTTTTACCTACAATAATTTCGGCAGCATTTGATAGAGATAACTCTTCGGAGTGTTTATATCTCCCAAACATTTCGCGAATTATTACATGCATAACACTTTCTCTTGTTGGCTCAGCACCAGGTAAAAATGCGTGATATTGATATTCACAAACCATAATCTATTCCTCCGGTGGTTCTGGTAATGGTTGCCAGTGAGTAACAACATCACACTTACCATCAATTTCCGTCTCAAATTCGTTACCGTCTACCATATGCCCAATAAAAACTCGCATTCTTTCTTCGCCGTCGTTATATGGTATTCCATATAGCAATACATCTTTTGAGGTAATACCATAAAAAACTGTATGATATAATTTAGGTAATCTCTCCGAACACTTAATCCAGCCATTATTTTCACTCATTTTTCCCCTCCAAAATTGCTTTGCGTTTTGCTTTAATAATTGGCGTAACCACCCGTTTAATCGCCAGTTGCAATTCGCCTATAAAGGCCTCATCCTCCATATTGTCAAATGCAATACCCATCAGACTCGAATCAACTGCTTCAAATAATTTGCGATAGCCATCGACTTCGTCAAACACTCCTCCTTCCCAGTCTAATTGCACGATATTTCCGCCTAACACTTGCGTATTTTTTGATATTTCGAGTTGGTCACGTTGGTAGTCTTCCATTTCAACTTCGATTGTCATGCGGACTTTTTGGGTTATTTCATTACTCATTTTCTACACCTTTTCTTTTGTAACTTGGATATTCAGATCTCAAAATCCGATAACAATTTGTCTTTAACTCAAAAATGCTTCTCGGCAGAGCGTTAATTGTTAAGGTTTTACAGGCTTTCCCTGTGTCGTCCATACCATACGGCACACCGATTGCACGCCAACATCGTGCGGCTTGTACCGCTACGTCTTTAATCACCTCTGAGTTAATCACAAAGCTATTTGGCCCAATGCGTTGCAATAAAACGCCTTGTGCCATTAGTTTTTTAACCCGTTTCCTAAATTGACTATCGCTTAATCCAGATCCTGCAATAAGTCGGCTTACACTCAATATTGCAAAGTCTTCTGCCTTTTTCTCTGCTTGGTCGTCGCTATACGTGCCAACACTGCCACCGATATAAGTCACTAAGGTTTCTTGCGCAATACGGTCTAATGTTTCGTCCCAGATATATTCAAGGATGTGTTCATCTAGCACTTTCATACTTTCACCAATCTCATTCTTAAACCTGGCAGCAAATTTTGTACGTTGCCAATATAAACCGCTGCGTGTTGATTTTGCCCTGTGCGTAACGCGCGGAGCGCGTGTGTGAGCTGTTTTGCCGCTTGTTCTAATTGCTCGTCTAAGCGCATTTTTTCTTGCTCAGTCATCTTGCATATCTCCATTTACCTTTCGGCATTGTGTCTGTAATGTCAGCCTCGGCCCATTTTAAAAACTTGGTTATGCTGATTTTTGGATAGTGTCTCCCGTTTCTGACTGATGGGCTATCATATTGCAAACCATCAACAAACCCCTCTTTATTGTCATAAATAAGCCCCTTCCATAGTATTTGTCTATCCCCTAATAACGGAGGAAAACCGTGTTCTTTAGGACTTTTTGCGGAGTAAACATGTCCAACATGCAAGTCATCTTTTGTTAGCTCAGTCATACTTCTTCCCCTTCAATCACTGAATCAATTTCCACCACCATTCCAGTTAATGGAGGAGCAGTGTTCAAATCACACAACTCAATGGCTTGTTCTAGTGTTTCTGCTGTCATTTTCACTTCAATCACGCCATATAAGCGCACGATATAATCAGCCATAATTTCCCCCTTAAAACGGTTTTCTTAATACTCGGTCACAAAACGCGGCGCGGTGTTTGCACCATTCTTTATTTTTAGAGTCTTTCGCGTTAAGCTCTGCGATAGCCCATTGTTCCTTGGCATCTTGTAAGTCGCCTTGGTGTTCGCTTTCTGCCGCTTTTTCGCTGTAATATTTGAAGCGGTTAAACTTGTGGATGTTTTCCATACATTGCTCCTTAGTTAATGATTAAAACCTATTACTAATGCCCCTCATCCCGCCCCCCTCTTTTGTAAAGAGGGGTTAGGGGAGATTTAAAGGGCATTTAAATAAGCTTTAAGCCCCCGCTACATCTAACGCAATCGGTACATACTGATCGGTTTCGCCCACGCGCTCATAAAGTCGCACATAAGCCTTACTGCTTACCACTTGCACGCTTTCGCTAATTGCTTGCATTGCGTTTTGCCAGCGGCTATCTTGGATTTCGACGCGGCGCAAGCCCAAAATACGTGAGGTGTTCAAATTGCCTTCCTTATCCACATTAAAAGCGCGTTCAATTAATGCTTTTAATTCAGGTCGTGAGCCTTCGCTCCATTCATTCAAGCACTCATCAATCAATACTTTGGCCGCCTGAATACGTTCGTCAAACTGCAAACTTTCATTGATGGCGCGCTGAATTTTGTATTTACCGTCATAGCTAAACAGGGTCACATTGCCTTTATTACCGCCCACTTTCGCACCATATTTCTCGGCTGAAAGCTCAATAAAGGCTTGTACATCACCAAAAATTCCTTCTTTAAAATGGCTAATTGCTTTGCTTAAATCACGACCACGCTCCACCCATTCGTGCACGAGCGCATCACGTGCTTTGTCGATTTCTTTCACTAGCTCGGCAGGGGTTAAATTGCCTTTGGCATCACGCCAATATTCTTTACCTTCAATCATCACTTTCATGGTTTAAACCTCTTCTTTATCTAATTTGATTACAATCAATCTGTTGCCTTTGTTACGCTTGAGGATCGCTTCTGACCCCATCGCATACAGTGTTTTTTTTCTAATATTAAATTTCTTTGCTAGTTCTTCCGCCGTGCCGTCGCCTAGATTCTCTTCTCCGCGATATACGGCGTAGATTTGACGATATTTAGGCACCTCTCCCCCTTAAGCCCAATAGACCATAACGCCTTGTTCATTTGCCACGTTTCGCACAATATGCACGCCATTTTTGACGGTGGTCATTTGCACGCCTTTTTCTTTTAAACGACGGCTCGGGTTTAAAATCACCATTTTTGGAAAACGGCCGTCTTTACTCTCAACGATTTGTACGCCTTCACGTCTTAACGCATACGCTACGCGGTTCATTTGTTCGCTCATTTGGTTGCTCCTTTGGTTTAATTAGTTGATTAACATGCCGGCGTAAGAGTTGATTAACTTCTCGTCAATCTGTTTGCCGTGCATTTCGGCCACACGAATCACCCCGCGCATAAGTTTGGTTAAGCGGCGGGCGTTGCCGTGGCTGGCTTTAAATAGGATTTGGTTAAATTCGTCCGTGCCTAAGCCGTTCTCGGCTAACTTGTGGATGTCGTCTTCACTTAACTGGTTGCCAAGGTCGCAAGCTAAGCCCACGCGGCTATAAAGTTGCGCCAATTCGCCATATTTCCCTTTTAAGTTGACTAACAGACGAGGCATACCGGCAAGCACCACACCGCAACCTGTCAAGTCATGGATTCGGCGGATATATTCCAAACTTTTCGTACTCAACAATTCCGCTTCATCGACGATGATTAAGCGGCCTTCGCCCAGTTTTTCCGTAATACGGGTAAACAATTCATGGTTTGCGCCGACTTCGTTTAACCCCAACTGGTGGCAGAGGTTTTTCAGCAATACTTTCGGGCTACAACTTGGCTCAACTTCGATAAAAATTGTTTCAGGGTTTTGACTGACATACTGTTTTAATGCCTTGGTTTTTCCCAAGCCTGCTGCGCCATAAACCACACTAATTTCGCCTTCGACATGGGCGATATGCACCACATCAAGGCAACGTTCTGCGGCGTAAGTCGGCACAAATTCGCTGTTAAAATTACGCTCAACCACTTTGTCTTTTTCGCGCTTGATTAAACGTTCCACCGCTTCGTCAATATCTTTGGTTACGCCTTTATAAATGCCTTTTAAATACTGGCTAATAACGGCATTTGATTTGCCTAGGGCTTTCGCCACTTGGGTTTGGGTTAGCCCTTTTTGTTGCATAAATCTTGCGAGTTGTTCTTTCATGCTAATGCTCCTGTATTTGTAATTAATCTTGATGCGGTGCAAATTAAATTGCCTTTTAAGCTATAAACTTCTAAAAAGTCTTGTTTTGGTCTAATTTCAACCAGCTTTCCTTTATATTTAATCAACTGATAAGAAAAATACTCATTACGCTTGTACCCAATTCGCCCTTGGTGGACGTATCTCAGAATGCGTTCTTTCATTATTTAACTCCTGCAATCTTGCGTTGTTGGCGTCTCATTTCGCTTGGCAATAACGGAATTTCTTCGTCATCATAAAAGCGGTTAACTTGTTTTGCGCGTAAGCTGTGTAATAGCTCTGCACCTTGTTGATGTTCAATCGTAATAACCGGATTTAACTCGTCTAAAATCTCATTTTCACGGTGTTTAATACGGTTTAATCTGCCTTTCGCACGGTTTTCACGTTGTTGTTCAACCATCGGCACCGGGAATGCGGCTTTCTTGTGTGCTTCGAATTCGGCGTTACAGATAAAGCGACCATCTAGCGTGCGCACCTGCACAAAATCCGCATTGTGAATATCCACACCGACCACCACTTCTTTTCCTTGATGGTTTAGCAGTTCAAGGTGGAAATATTTGTGGTTTTTCCACTCAATCAGTCCGCGTTTCGTCACCCGTTTAAAGTGCGGGCGCTCAATGTCGCGTAATTCCACGTCGGAAAGGTAAACAATCAGTTCTGGATTAGTTACGCGTTCATACTTGACAGCAGGAGTGCAACGAATTTCAGAGTGCACATGCTCGTTGTTGTACCAATCAATCACTTCTTGGATACCAACCATCAACTCTTCCCAGCTCACCAGTTTTTCTTTCGCTTTGCGTTGTAACGGCGTTAAAACCGCCCCTTTTTTCGCATTGGAAAGGGAAATCATGGATTGCAACATCCGTCTTTTGCTATCAGGGTCTGCATCCGCCCCGTAATAGGTTGGAAAACGTTGTGCAATGCGTTTACCGACGGTTTTATTTAAGCGTTCAATAATCCCTCGTCCTTGCGGATTACCCGCAATCCCAGTGGCGTGATAAATGCTAAAGCGAGGTAAAATCCCAGTTACTTCGGCATCAAGTAAAATATTTTTCTCACCGCCCCCGTTATCGGAGTAATAAATACAAGGTAAACCATGCTGAGAAATGGCATAGCGTAAAGCGTCCAACACTGCAAAAGCACTTTCAGATAACGCCAACGACCAACCCACAATTTTTCGACTTGCACCATCAATAATCATGGTTAATTCAGGCGTGAATGGTCGCCCGTGAATAGGGTGTGCCACTTTCATCTTCAGCGAGTGACCGTCACCAATCCAAATATCATTAGCCTTAAACAATGACCAATCACGCTCAACATAAGGCAATAAACCTTTGTATTTTGAGCCGGTTAAGCGGCCAAACTCTCGGATATGCAATGGCAACTTAGCCAATGCACGACGCACTCGATCAAGGCTTGGTAACATTTCGCGTAACATGTCGTCATTTTCGTGGCGAGTAAGCCATTCGGTTTCAAAAATGCGATATGCATCCACTACGCTAATGCCGTTGGTTTGGCGATAAATCCCCATAAACCAAGACATCCACCAAATACTTTCCACTTTATCTGCCTGACGTTGACTCGGCGCCAACGCACGCAAACGTTCTTCCGCTGTTTTGCATTTGTGATAATCAATCACCCACTGATTCAGGGTTCTTGGTGATAACACACGGCCGCAGTTATTGCCGTTTTTGCTGTTAGCCTTGGAGACCAACGCCATCAAATCTTCCGAAATTTCACCGCACTTTGCCGCATTGCAGAGATGGGTAATAGCTTTGATTCGGCTTTGCACCTGTTCCAATTCGCTCACATAAGCCACTAAAGCCATGCGTGCATCAGCGATTTCGCGCTGTTTGGTGGTGAGGTCGGCAAGGTTCAGATTTTTAACAGTTGGGAGTTGTTTTGGTTTTGAAACAGCACATACAAACTTCTTTTGCAGTTCAATTTGAACTGATTCAGGAAGTGATGAAAGTGCATATTCAACACCACCACCTTTAACTCCTTTTAATGGCTGAGATTGCCATTTTTCTTTTCTTGCTTGTCGATTTACATTACTAGGGTGTTTTGATAACCCACCAATACCGGCTAATTCTTTCGCACTAAACCATAGTTTCACGATAATTCTTCCTTATTAGTCTAAGTATCTGCTAGGCCATATATCCTTTGGTTCCTTACCTAGTGCATCAGCAATAATCTTTTCCCCTTTTGGATAGCGTTTATCAAACGCATTTCTCAGTGTTGTTTTTGCTAATCCATGCTGAATCCCTAATTGAGCTAATGAAATCCCTTTCTTAATCAATTCAGCTCTAATGTCAGCTCTGTGCATATCATTAGATCTTCCTTTTTCTTTCATTTTGTGCGATCCTTAAAAGTTAGTTGTTTGACTACTTGATTAAGTACTTAATCACCTACGATTCAGAATATATATCAAATCATTTTCTTAATCAATAGGTGATTTAGTAAATTTTATAAAATCTTTTACTCACTAAATTTAAATCATTGATTTTATTTAACTTAATCAACTAAATCTTTTTAAATTATTTTGATTAAGAAAGGTGATTTATGAAATCATTAGATAAAGTTTGGTTTACAGCCAAAGAACTTGAGGCTTTAAAGCTAAATGGGCTGCCATCTCATGCAACAAACATCACAAGGAAAGCTAAAAATGAAAATTGGCTATCTAGAGAAGCTAAAGGTGTAAAAGGGGGTGGTTTTGAATATCATATATCTACATTGCCAAAAGAAGCGCAGATGTCTTTAGGGCTAAGAGATAGCATTCAATCCATAAAGAGTAATGCGTTCAAAGCTATGGAAGAACACGCTATAAAAGAGAATGGATTTGCTGATTTTAGACAGATTAATAGAGACTATTACGAACCTATTGATGATTTTAGAGGTGTCAGAGTCTCTGCAGGCTTAGGTTTAGAAAATGAAGAACAATATGATTCAGCTTACATAATGGTTGAAAGCTCTTGGTTTCAAAGAACAGGCAATAAATCAAAGCATTGTGCAATGTTTACCGTAAAAGGGGAAAGCATGGAACCAACATTGAAGGATGGCGAAGAAATAATTGTTGACCGCTCTAAACGCGAATTAACAGAAGGGAAAATATTTGTACTAAACCACAACGGATCAATGTTGGTAAAAAAAGTACAATTTACCTACGGTGGAGTAGAGCTAATTAGTGACAACCCTTCCTATCGACCATTAAAGCTAGATACAGAAGAAGCAAACAGCCTTGTCGTGATTGGGCAAGTCGTGCGTGGTTATCGGGACTTCTAATATGTCACCGACATCAATGTCGGAGACATACGATCACCCCTCCAGCAATCAACTATTGGTTGACAGTTCAAATAAAAAAGGGATGCAGGCACTTCGCCCACATCCCTTTTTTAAAACCGTTTTAAAACCTTTTAAAAACCGTTCAAAAACCAACTATAACTATGCAAATAAAAACACATTTTCCACCCATTTTTCACCAATCCCCACCATTTTCATTATTTGCATAACTCCACCCCTCTAAAAACAACAAAGCCCCATAAACAGGGGCTTTATCGCATTTTTTCGCGCCAAATTTTTTTGTTTCTTTCTATGCAAATATTGTCACTACCCCACAAATCCGCCTGCCGCGTACCACTCGGCATTTATCGCCCGACGTGCGAATATCAAAATCATGCCTTACTCACCTTTATTTTGGATTATTTAGGCAGCGAAAATCCCGATGAAGAATACGGCAACTTCTTTAAAAAAGAAAAACGTATCACGAGTGACTACTTCAACTGGTTCTATCAATTTAGCCTCTTCTCACAAATCGGCTACAACGAGAAAAAGACTGAAGCTCGGATTCAAGCATGGCTGGATAAAAACCATTAAAAACACAAAAAAAATCTCACCGCACTTTAGAGAACTAATGCTAAAGTGCGGTTGTTTTTAGCATGATTTTTTATAAACTAAGTATCTTATAAAAATATGTCATTTATAGAAGAACCAAAACCAATGAATACACCAAATTACACACCGGATATGGTAGCACGCAATGTGAAACAACGGGGTAACGGCGTGATTGAAATTGCCCGTTACAATGAGGGGCACATGAAAGCCAATATGGCATGGCCGTGGTTCTTAATTGTGGCAGGTATGACCTTATATGATATTTATTTTCAACAAGGGATGTTTAACGATATTCAGTGGGCTATTTCCGTTGATTGGGTGCTAGATCGAGGGTGGACTAGACATATATCTATAATGACTGAATTGGGAAAAGAGATCCCACAAAATTACTATGCAAACTATAAAGCAGAAATGCATTGCCATGCATGGAGACAGTTTTTATTGGGGCTGGTTTTTTATCCTTTTCCCACTTTTCTGGTTCTGTTTGCTGATTTCACCTAATTGGCGCCCGTTACGTATTGATAGCAAACGTCGCTTAATTTATTTTTGGAGTTGGGGTAAGTTTTACATTGCATAATATCCTGTGCACTTAAAGGACAATCCCGATGGCCTATGCTGGTTTTTAGAAGCGGAAATGTTTAAATCTTGGATGCATCGTGAAGCCATGGGCAGTCTAATTTTGCATATTCCTTATGAAAATCCAGAAACTCAAAAGAAAGTCGCCGTACCGATAGGCACATACCGCCTGGTATGCGAATATCAAAATTACCTATTGCGGGATTTTCTATTGGACTATATGTGTAGTGATGATGGTGACAAAGAATATGCCCGTTACTTCAAGAAAGAGAAACGCAATTGGTTAGACTATTTGGGGTGGTTCTATCGTTTTAGTCTCTTTCCCCCACGGGGTTATAACGAAAAGCAAACCGAAGCCAAGATTCAAGCCTGGCTTGAAAAATATGGTGATGGGCAGTAAAACATCTAGAAATCTAACCGCACTTTAGAGATGACACTTTAAAGTGCTCTACACCCCAAAACTTGGACAGATAACTAAACCGAAAGTCGAGCATCTATGGGCTTCAAAGGCAATAATCTCCTGATTGACTTAGCTCATCATCAGCAAGAGATATAGCTTCTCCGCACCTCCCCGAAATTCGGTTACCCACTTTTCATTAAGCTTTGTCGCAGTAAAATTGTGCGTTAATAAATTTAGTACCACATTGATCTTATATCTTCAAAAAGCCAAGTCGTATAATATTGCATATAATTCTGACCATCATAATGATAATAGGTGTAAGGTTGTCCTATATTGGCTTGATAAAAATTATTATATTTTTGTTTTAATAGGATATAAGTTTTATTCATGTCCCATTCAGCAGTATCAGTCGGTGACTTATAATTTTTCTCTAAAGAGATTAATCTAGTTCCCAAATTTTCATCACTATTACTTGCTTCAATGACAAATTTCTTATATTCCTCTTGATATTGCACTCGCATAAAATTATAAGCTAAGAACTGATCTGCCAAATATTTTACCTCTGGGTCAGTAATCTTTAAATCTTCAATTTCATTTTTCATTCTTTTTAAATGATCAATATAATCATCAAATAAAACGATTAAAGGTGATGTATCATCACCTAAATAAAACTCTGTAAGTTTATTTTTTAATTGAGCACTTTTTTGTAGGTTAGTAGACTCTACTTGATAAAAATAATTAACCAGTTTTTTATAATCTTTCTTTCCTGAAGCTAGGATGTTCTCACTAATAGCAATCGGCTCGGTTGGAACTATGCCATATTGTTCTTGATTATCATGTTGGCGTTGTGCATATATTACAGAATCATGGCCATCTCGGTTCACAATAATGTTTCGATCGTAATAAATATTTGTAAAGTCATTTTGTTCTATACGAAAACTCTCGCTGGGAAAAGTGCTACTAATAATTTGTTTATTTTCAACTACATCCCATACTCCCCAAAGTTCATTTTTCTTCACAGAAAAGAATCGACTTTCCTCCTTTTCTGATTCTCCAAAATAATCACCATTATTTAAAGAATAGACCTGGTCATAATCAATCGGAATAATACTCTCCCCTTTCAGATTAATCATGCCAGATTTCTTATCTATACGAACTAAATACTGATTAGTATTATGCATTTCAAGATCATCATATTGCGCCGCAATAATCACTTCACCAGTTGGGGCGATGATCCCCCATTTATCTTTTTGTTTGAACCGAAATACCTGATATTGCTCAACAAAATCCAAGTCCTGATACTCAAAAGGTAATACTGCCTGCCCAGCATAATCAATAATTCCGACCATTCCGTCTTGTTTGGCAATAATTGCTCCGTTCGGGAAGAATTCTTTTAATTTATCATTATTGAGCATTTTTATTTTATTACTTTCATAGGTAAAGTCTGTTATTGGTTTACCCGTGAGTGAGAATAATGCTATTTTTTCCCCTTTAGTTGCTATCATAATTGGGGCAAAATAATCATCATAGAGGTCTTTATAGATAGGCTCAAAAATCACTTTTCCTGCAACACTATATATTCCGTGCAGATTGTCAAACGTGGTAACATTAATTTCATCATATGAATTATAAGATATACTCTGGAACTTTGCGGGAATAAGTTCTTTCAAATCACTATTTAACATCCCAAAATTATCAATAAGACGGGTTTCAATTAACGTCGAATGATTTTGAGTTTTTATAGCATCGAACTCAGTATATTTATAATCCAACACTATATTTCCATTAAGATCAATCAACGCACTCTCATAGTTTTCAAAAGATGACAAATTTTTTCCTTTAGAAATTTGAATGTATTGATCTTCAATAAATTTTACCTTAAGTAGATGATCAAAAAGTTTCTTACCTGATTTTGTCCATATAGAATATTGTTTATTCTTATCATTAATTACAGACATGACTTGACTATCTTTTGATAATCCATCGACAACTTGATAGCCCTTCGGCAGTACAATTAATTTTCCATCCAATGAGTAAAATTGCCGCTCTTCGCTTTTCCAACGTCCTGCAATAAGAAGTCCACCATCTAATGAAAACTCATTTTCTGAAATAACTGGAATAATCTCACGATTATTTTTCACTATGCCATATTTTTGGTCTTTCTGAACTTGAATATAACCTTCATCAAGGAGAGAATATTGATCATATAACTCTGCATCTAATACAATTTCACCTCGTTGATTAACTACAACACGAGATATTACCTCATCGGTTTTGAGATCGCGTTCGATTAATTCAACATACCCTTTACCCACATAGCCTGCCTCTTGATATTTAAAAGGTACAACAACTTCCTTTGTTTCAATATTAATTGCTCCCCAGTTAGCCTGTACATCTAAAAAATAAACAACGGGATAAAAATAATTTACTTCCGGCTTTGATGAAATATTAAGATAGTGACGTACCGGGTCTGGTAAAGCATTTTCTGAATAATATAAGTAAGAGCTATAATTAGGCCCCGTATGAAGAATACCCATATCTTTATATTTCGGCTCAACCACTACCTGACCTTGGTTATCTAATATCCCAATATGATTATTTTTTACCCCATACCAATACCCTTTTTCATAAGGCTCTAACTGACTATAGTTTGAACCATGGGCCTTGCGATATAGTTCATTTTCGATATCCGCCAGTTTGGAAATCAAAGGATTTCTGCATTCTTCAATGAGTTTCTTTTGTTGAGAGATCCTAGGTGCTTGTAACTGATGACACTGTTCAAACTGAGTAAGTACATCGGCTTTTTGTTGATCCAGTGACGGTTCTGCTGTGGTATTCGAAATGAAGTTTGTGTCGCAGGCAACAAGACAAAAGCAAAAGAGACAAAGAGATAATTTAGTAATGATATGTTTCAT